GACGCATTCAGACGCTATCATGCGTCTATGCCAAGGACCAAGAACTCTGGCGCGCACTTCAAACGACTGGCCGCCATTGAACTCGCCAAGTCTCTCAAGCAGGGGCGGAAGTCACTGCCTGCTCTTTCTGATTTGTGCGACAAGATTCTGTCTGAGTTTGGCGGCACAGAACAATTTGCAGCGACAATCCACAGAACATTCTCTGATCCAAAAACCAACAGCATCGTGAAAGCGAGAATGCTTTCAGATGTTTTGCGGCTGCTCCTGCTGAACGCCGAGCGGAACATTACGTCGGTGCAATCGGCTGACTTGGGCGGTTTCGATGACCGCGAGTTGGAGTCCTTTGTCGCAGCGGCTATTGAGCGGATCGCTGAGGAGCAAGGTAGTAGAGATGGCGAGGTGAGTGATGGCTCGCAAGCGCCCCAAGTATGAGCCTTACCGCATCGTCGATATTCCTGATGCGGACGGAATCATGGTGCCGACCAGGGTGCCACTTGAGCGAGTGTATCCCACACGTCGCCCTGGGTCGTCTGATGATCCGCCTCCACCGCCGCCATTCGATCCAGAACCTGAACCTGAAGTCATACCTCCTCGGATCAGCCACGAGCCAGCGATCTCTTTGGAGATGCTTCAGGCTGTCGAGAATGCGTTGAAGGAGAAGGCACGTCGCGCAACCGAGGGGCTCAGGCTTTACGAACCTACTCCCGTCCAAGAGGCGTTCCACAAATCAAGAGCGAAGGAGCGCGTCGTTCGTGGCGGCAACCGAGCAGGCAAGACGCTCTGTGCCGCTGCTGAGATCGCACGGGCTGTTACGGGCCAAGATCCCCACGAGAAGTACCCGAAGCACGATGGTCGCTGCTACATCGTTGGTTGGGATGGTAAGTTTCTCGGCGAGGTGATCTACCGAAAACTCTTTCGATCTGGGGCCTTCTGGGTCATCAAGGACCAGGCTACCGGGAAGTGGCGACCGTGGAAACCCTGGCTTCCTCACGATCTCAAGCGAAAGCATGAGCGGAAGCAGGCTCCGCCGCTCATTCCGCCTCGCATGGTCGCAGAAGTTGCCTGGGAAAACAAAGGCCAAGGCATCCCGAACATTGTCCGCCTGAAGAACGGTTGGGAGATTGCCTTCTTCTCAAACAACGCCAGGCCGGCACAGGGCATGGACATCGACCTGTTCTGGTTTGACGAAGAGTGTTCGGGCGAGTGGTATCGGGAAGCTGCCGCTCGACTTATCGATCGTGGCGGCCGATTCATTTGGTCTGCCACACCACAAGTGGGCACCGAGCAGCTTTACACACTCCATGAGCGGGCCCTGGAACAGGTGACTCAGCCACCCGAGTTGCGATCCGTGGAGGAGTTTCTGCTGCCCCAGGCTGTGAATCCTTACCTTTCGGAAGCCGAGCGTCGTGAGTTTGAGTCCAAGATTACTTCGGAAGAGGAGCGGTCTGTTCGCGTCGACGGCGAGTTTATGTACAACCGTTTCCGTGTCTACCCCGAGTTTAACATGAGCGTCCACGGGATCGATCCGTTCCCGATTCCCCACGATTGGACGCGATATGTGGCCATCGATCCAGGCGTCGCCGTGTTCGCGGCTGTCTTTCTCGCAGTACCCCCTCCAGGCCACGAGAAAGGCGATCACTGGTTCCTTTACGACGAGATGCACATTCGTGACGCTCACGTCCAGAAGTTTGCTGACGCATTCATGAGGCGAGTGGATGGCCAATCGATCCATGAATTGTTGATCGATCATCAGAAAGGTCGCCAGACCGAGGTTGGCAGTGGTCGCAATGTCGAAGAACTCCTGTCGTCTGCATTGCGGGAACGCAAGTTTCATGCAGCAGCGACTGGCACCGGCTTCGTTTGGGGGTTCAGTGACATCGAGGCTGGTATCGACAGCGTTCGGGCTGCTATGCGAATCCGCTCTGACGGTACACCCAAACTGAAAGTGTTCAGTCGCACTCTCAGTAAACTTGAACACGAAATCAAACATTACCACATGGGCCGTGATCCGAAGACTGGCCTTGTCACCGGCAAGCCAGTACAGAAGAATAACGACATATGCGACTGCGTCCGCTATCTTGTGTGCCGATCGCCCGAGTATCACCGGCCTCAACCGAAGCACGCAAGGGAATTGAGTGGCGTCCATAAGTGGTTGGCGGAAAAGAAGCGACGAGCGAATCAGAGAAATCCGATGCCGCGCGGCATCAGTCTTGGACCAGGAGTGTAATCGATGCCAGAAGTCAAGCGGTTCACAATGCCAACAGCCGTCATCGGCGACATTGTGCTGTGGAAACTCGACCCGCAGAACCGAGACGACAAGCCGTGCCCGGCTATCGTCGTCGAGGCTGGCCGCAAGTCGATCGGGCTGAAAGTCTTCTCGACCCTTCACGGGGCCGATAAAGTCTACCTCGGAGTCCGACACATCGACGACCCGGAGTTACTCAACCACGAGGCAAATCTGGACAACGGGGCCTGGTTCCACAAGCCGGCGGCAGCCTACACGCCACCATCTTCGCAATCTCAACAACTCCAGCCTGTCAAGAAGTGAGGCATGATAAACCGTGGATGACAGCGCTCTTGCACCTTTGGTCAATCATTGGCTCGCCAAGATCCGTCTCGCCCTTGAGCACAAGGAAGAGAAGTTCGGCAAGCGAGCCGACGAGTGCATGCGCTTTTTCAGCGGTCCTCATGACTGGATGTACTCCGAGGCGATCAAAGGGCAGCGCGAAGAAGATGCTATTTCGCTGCCCTGGTTTCGCATGTCGTACAACAAAGTGGCCGAGATGGTCCAACTCTTCGGCCCATCCCTTTACCAGCAGAATCCGCACCGCCAGGTGACACCCCGTAAAGTGCCGATGCTGCCGATCGAGTATTTCGGGCCACGCGATTTGCCCGAGACTCAACAGATGTTTCTCTACCTTCAGACTCAGATCGATCAGCAACGAGCGAAGGATCTTGGTCGAGCAACCATTCTCCAGGCATACCTGAACTACACGCCTCGGGAGAACAATCTCCGCACGCACGCCCGCGACTGGATTGATGAGGCCCTCATCAAAGGGCGTGGTGTCTTGTGGACTGAGCCACGGCAGCGGGAGAGCGGGCAACTCATCATCGGGAGTTACTACGACACCGTTGATAATCTCGTGATTGATCCCGACGCTGAAACCCTGGACGATGCAACATGGATCGCCAGGCGTGTGACCAAGCCTGTCTGGGCTGTCGAGCGTAAGTACGGGATACCGCCCGGCATCCTGAAGCCCAACAAGGAAAGCTACAACTCGCTGGCCATCGTTGATTCCACCAAAACCAATGAGCGGAGACGAGGCCAGACGAATGACCTTGTCGTCTACTGGGAGGTTTGGTCCAAGATGGGTATGGGTGGCCGCCTCGCTGGAATGGCAGCGGACGGCCGAGCCATCAAAGTTCCTGACTCGATTCGTAATGTCACCGAGGCATATGGTGACTACTGCGTCATCGCGGTCACTGATGCTGCCAGGTTCCCCCTCAACTTGCCACCGCCAACGTGGGATTTGCCGGTCGAACAATCGGCGGCTCTCGTGCAGTGGCCAGTGCCTTATTGGGCTGACGGCAAATGGCCCATGACAGTTCTCGACTTCCACAAGATCCCAAGGCAGATATGGCCCATGAGCCATGTCTACCCGGCTCTCGGCGAATTGCGATTCCTCAACTGGGCGTTCTCTTTCCTGGCTTCCAAGGTGCGAACGACCAGCCGTGATTTTGTCGCCATCCTGAAGTCTGCTGACGAGACGCTCAAGACTCAGATCACTTCTGGAAGCGACCTGACGGTACTCGAACTGTCTGAGATGAACCGCAAGATCGACGAGGTCTGTCAGTTCCTTCAACACCCGCCGATGAACCGGGACATTCTCGAAGTTATCCGAATGGTCATTGAGAACTTCGAGAAGAGAGTTGGTTTGACTGAGTTGATGTACGGTCAGTCGTCGAGCCAGTATCGCAGCGCTGCCGAAGCGGAAGTGAAGGCAGGTCAGATCAGCATACGGCCGCAAGACATGGCCGAGCAGGTTGAAGAGGCGATGACGGAAATCGCTGAGAAGGAACTGCTCGCGGCTCGCTGGATTCTCAAACCCGAAGACGTTGCCCCAGCGCTGGGGCCTCTGGGTGCTCAATTCTGGCAGATCGAGGTGCTATCGAGCGACTTCCAATCAATCGTTCATCAACTGGAAGCATCGGTCGAGGCTGGATCGACGCGGAAACCGAACCGTCAACGCGATGTCCAGAACATGAACCAGACGATGCAGACGCTGTTCCAGCCGTTGTTCTCGTTCGCTTCGGCCACTGGCGAGTTT